GCCGTGCGCCCCAGCGACGAACGAAGGTGTTCCCGCTCCGAGGTTCGTTCCCAGAATCGTGACCGAGTTGGAGTGCGAAGCCAACGAGTTGGTGAGGCCCACGTTGAACGTGCCTGAAGTAATCGTGACCGTCTGCACGTTGCCGTCCTCAAAGTCAATATTGAACGCAGCAGACTTCGACCCGAGGGCGTTGACCGTTTCGGCGTAGTCCTTCATCTGCGCGCGGCTGACCACACTGTCGCTGAACCCCGTGACGTTCAGCGCACTGGTTCCTGTGACGGTCAAAGCATCGGTGATCTCAACATCACCGTCAGCGACCTCCAAGGCGTTCGCCCCGTCGGTGCCTGTAATGACCAGTTTCTCGTCGCTGGCATCCCAGAGCATGTTGTCGCCAGCGGTAGCGGAATGGAAAGTCACATCCACGCCAGATCCGTCAGTTCCCATGTCAACGGCAGCGTCAACAGCAAGATTCACGGTGACTGTCCCGCTGGTTCCCCCGCCTGAGATGTTCGTGCCTGCCGTCACGCCCGTGATGTCGCCCGTTGTGGGAGCTGCCCACTTCAGACCCGTTGCTTCACCCGAATCGGCGGTCAACACATAGGTGTCGGTGCCCACAGCCAGGCGGCTCACGGCGTCAGCGGCGGTGGCCGCGACGATGTCGCCCTTGGCGTCCACAATGTCGGCCTGCACCACCCCTGGGGTGGTGTTGACGAACGCTTCGATGTCGTCGAAGTTGGTGTTCATCTCGGAAGCGACAATGGTCGTCCCCGCTGAGAACGTGTTTGTAACGGCTAGTGTCGCCATTTATCTGAGTCTCCTTGGTGTGTAGGCGAACGCCAAGGCGTTCATCTCCCAATGGTCGTTGGTTGTCGGGCCGCTGACCTTCACACTTATACTCTTCGCTGTCCCAAGTGTGGGAAGGTTTTTGACTACTGCGGTGAGATCACGGGAAATGGCATCCCACGTTGCATAGTATGGTGACGACGAATCGGCGTCGTCCCATTTAGCGGTACCCCATTTCGATTCCGACGTTTTTCCCGTTATCGACACCTCGAAGCTCCCCGTGGCAGCCGACTTGTCGTAGTCCTTGAAAACAGACACGGGCAACTGGACGGACGCCTCAGCTGAAGTGACCATCCTGGGTCGCCCCCACCGTTTCTTCACAATCGGATTCTTGCCCGACACCCACCGTGTCACGAAATATGACGAAATGTGGGTTTCGGTGGATGTGTCATACCGATCCGTGTCACGTTTCTGTTCGTCTTCCATGTCGACGAGAACACCCGTGTTGGCGACACACGCCCCGTACACGGTTGACGACGCATTCGGCGGCTTGTAGGCATGCACCGCGGCGGCATCAATGTTGGTGGTGATCCACGCCCCGCCGGCAATCGTCGGATCGTAAATCAAAGTGCGGCGACTGGTGGACCCGCTCTCTGTCCAGTCGACGGTTACATAAAGTTTGTTGTTTCCCCACGCCAACTGCGGGTTTGAACCAAACGTGACGCGACCGTCGGCAACAGCGGGCGACAACTTGTCGAAAATCCATACAAAACCCTCACGGTTGTACAGGTACACGCCACGGTCGGCGTACCAGAAGAACGCCCCGAACGGTGTCGCTACCGGTGACGACAACGGAACCGACCCGACATCGTTGCTGAGGGTCACCACCTGGAACGAGTCGGAATCGAAACCAAACACCGCGTACACGCTGTTGGACTTGAACACCAGCAAACGGTCCCCCATGGGGCACAGGCCCGTGATGTAGTCGCCGTGGTCGCCCTTGTCGATGTCAACATAGTCGGCAGCCGTCCACGTTTCAGGATCGTTGGCGTTCGACCAGCGCAGCCGGTATTTGTGAGCTGTCGCCGATTCGTAGGTGTTGGCAACCCACGCATGGTTGTTCCACGCCGCTATGTACTGTGCCTGCGGCATGTTGCCACCCGACCCGAACGTAACCCCCAGGTCGGCTGCCGTGGTGCCGTTCCACCTGAAACACACCTTGTCGTAGGACACGCCGTAGGCGACGTTGTTCATCGTCACCCCGTACACGCGGGTGCCGTCGGTGCGGGCCGTGATACCAGTCAGGTCGGTGAAGTTGCCCGTCGTCGCATAGGCGACCTTCGTGCCGTAGTTGACCATTATCTGATTGGTGCCACCATCGGTGTGCAACGCCCAGATGCCTTGAATGTCGGCGCTCAACGCTGTGGTGTTGAGCCGGTCGACACCGTCGCGTTGACGGATGCCGCCACGCGGGTCAACGAGGACGTTGAGCAGGTCGGGTGATTCGTTTTCCGCCAGGTTGAACTGGTCGGTGCGGAGGTTCAGGCCACCCGTGAACGACTCGAGTGCCTCAAGTTTCCAAGTGGTGGAAGCCACCTAGCTCTCCCACGAATAACGCAACCGGTTAGGCAGGTACGACTGAGACATCCACCGTGACACGCTGCGACTATTCAACCTGACCGGTTGAGCGGCCGGCATGTCCTCGTAGCGGGCACGCAGGTTGTCCAACTCCTGGTTGAAAAGAGAAAAGTATTGAGCAGACATTGTCGGGTCTTCCTGCTGCTCGTAGGAACGGGCTATCCCGTAAGTAGCGAGAACCATGTGGAACGGTGTCGGCAGGTCCGACGGTTCCGTACTATCTGAAGACCCTGCGCCGAAAGCAGCAGGATCTTCGTACCCGCGGACATAAATGGTGTCGGCCGACGACGGTGTCGGATACAGGCGCACCGAATCAGCCCAAAAAGACCAGTACCACGGCTTGCCAGTGGTGTTGGAATCCAACGGGTAGATCACATCGCCGTCGTCGCGGCCGATGTATTCGAGAACGTGGTTGTCGGTCCTAATGGCAGCTATTTCACGCAACCCGTTGGTGACACTGGCGCCCACAACGGCGAGCGTGTAGTCCTTCTGATCGGCCACCGTGTCGAACGTGGTCGCAACCTCAAAGAACGGCCACCGTTTCTCCGAGTAGACGATCACATCGTAGGCTTCGCCCAGGAAGCGGTTCATCACATCGTCGGAAATGTCCGACGTATCGATGTCAACCACCGAGCGGACATACGACCGCATGGTCGAAATGTCCACGGCTACTCCCTATGGAAAACGCACAAGTCTCCGTCCCCGACGGGACGCCCCTTGCAGGGCGCCCCGTCGCGGGTCAGAGAACTGCATCTGACCGATTCTGGAACAACGGGTTCGCTGCTTGTCGGATTGACCTGCTGGACGTTTCGGGAAGACCCCACGGTTTGGGGGCGTGGTGTCGAATCCCGAAAGTTGTCGCCAGCGGGCTGCCCGTATGGGCGTGAGCCAACCTTGTAAGCGTGTGCGAATCCTCGTCCCATCAGGATCAGGTGGCTCCGAACAGGTAACCCTGTCGCGCACGGTTGCTGCATGTGAGCTGACCGTAGCAGAGCAACTGTGAGAACACAGCGTCCTGGTTGGTTGGACGCACGAACGGTGTCGGCTTGAACCAGACATCGCTGTGAGCAACCAGTTGCAGGTACTTGGTGTTCAGGAACATCATTTCGCCACTGGTGCAAGCCCCGTCGAATGTGACGGGTGCGCCCTTGAACAGCAGGTTCTGGAACCCGCCGTCGGCCACATCGGTATCCGTGTACCGAATCTGACCATCCAAGAGTGCCTCGTACTTCTCGTACAAAGCCTGCGTGGTGATGATGATGGTCGGCTGATCGTTGCCGACCGAAACGTCGTTGTACAGGGTCGCCATGCCAGCGGCGGTAAGAGCGCCGCCCTGGTTTGTCTCAGTGGACGCCCAGAACGAGTTGCCCGCACCAGTCGGGTCGATCCCACCAAGGGTGGTGTTGGGCTTTGTAACAATCAGGTCCAGACCGTTCCAGTCCTTGTTGCTGTTACCTGTGCCGTCAGCCCAGAACATGGTGTTCATGTTCTCGATCACGGTTTCCTGCGTCTGGAAAATCTTGCCTTCCAGCAGGTCGATGATCTGAGCTTCACCGTTGTTCTTGGCTTCCTCGATGCCTGAAATGGTCACCGTGGCCGCATACTGACCCCACGAATACTCAGCAGCAGAAATGCCTGTCTGAGCTGTCACGGAAATAGTGTCGGTTCCACTGTACGAACCAGCCGTACTGTTTGTCCCGTAAATAATCGGGACGACGATCTTCGCGCCACCACTGATCCGACGAATGGTCTGACCGTTCGTCAAAGCGTAGAACAACGGCCTTGCGCTGAAGATGTTATCTGTCAGCTTCGGGACGTAGTTCTTGAGCGTGGTGGTAAGAATCTCATCAAAAGAGCTGTTGCCAGCCATAAGTTTCTCACCCCCCTAAGGGTTTGTTAGGTGCCGTGTTGTTTTTTAGCGAGAGCGAAAGCTTCCCTCAGCGAAGACGGCTTCCCGTCAGAACCACCCTCCGACACGACGGCCCCCGCCTGGGTGCCGCTGCCACTAGCCACCTTCGTGGCGTCGCGTTTAGCGTCGGTGATCTCCTGGTCCTTCTGGAGTTTCTCAGCCGTGTCCGCCACTTCCCCGTACTTCATGTGTGTGAAAGCAGCAGCCAGGTTGGGAATCCGATTCGTCAAAGCATGCCGAAACAGCTCTGCCGTGTCGAAATCGCCGTACTTCTTTTTGAGGGTAAAAACCTCGCGCTCTAAAGCCTGTTGTCTATGCGTCTGCGCCTGCCGCTCCATTTGAGCCTCAAGTTGCGCCAACCGCTTCGTCGTCGGATCCTCCTCGGCACCGTCCGAATAGTTCGGCTCGGTGGCCGGCAGGGTGTCCGTCACGCCGAAAGCCGATGAAAGCGCCGCAATGGTGCCTGCTGGATCGGTTTCCAAAGCCGAAGCAATCGCCTCGGCCTGTTGTAAACGCTGACGTTCTTCTGCCAGTTCCTGCGTCTTACGGGTGTAATCCGCTTGACGCTGGTAACCGTCTTGAAGTTCCGACAGGCTGACCTGCGACTCCTCGCCGTCAACCTTGACGGTGTAGGCATCTCCAGGTTCTGTCGTTGCTTCTGATGAAACCTCTGGGATGTCCACCTCAGCGGATTCCGTTGCTTCCATGTTTTCTTCGGGCACTTCATGTCCCTTCCAGGGGAGTCCTATATGGTTGCTCCTATAACACAAATGGCGGTGTCCCACATAATGGGGTTACAACGCCGGTAGTTCAAGTCCCATCTGACCCTGCAACTGCGCCAACAACTCGGGAGGAACCCCGCCAGTGGGAGCAAAAGCTCCTTCTGGCGGTGCCCCAGGGGGCGGCATGGGGGGTGCCGGCGCCCTGGTTGGTTCCTGAGCCACGCCAAGGGGAGCGACGGGTGGGCCTTCAGGGCCACCTGTCTGCGGTCCAGCCTGGGGTTGTATCAGGAACCGTTCAGGATCCTTAATGTCGAAACCGGTTTTGAGAACATGGGCAGCCAAAGCCTGCGGGTCGATAACGGTGCCCACAAGCGGACCCATGGCGTTCAGCAGCGACACAGCCTGCTGTTTACGAATCGTGTCGTTCAACGGCTGCGTCGAACCCGCCTCGACGCTGTAGTCGTACTCGCCGACAATGTCCTCACGGCTAAACGGCACAAACAGGTCATTCGGGGCGTTGGGCACACGGGCCGTCAACTGACCAGTCATGAACTGTTGCAACAACTGGATGACACGCCGGCCAATCATCCCTATCGACAACTCCACGATAGCGAGCTTGTCAGACGCCCTGGCATTCTGGGCGTCAGCAATGATCGACGCCTCAGTCGCCGTGCGACGAATCTCAGGCATCGCACCCCTGGCGTACTCCGAAATGCCCGACACGGTGTTGATGTCCGTTTCAATAATCTCGCTGTAGGCATAAATCTCAGGTGAAATCGGCACCTGCGGCATCGGAATGACAACATCCGACAACGGCTTGTTCTCATCCACGACAGGAACCATGCGGCCATCCTCATCGGATTCGAGGGCTTCACGGCCCTCGGGTCCAAACGACCGCTCATGGAACAGATACTTGCGGGCATACCGCTTACGATCATTCATCAACTGCGAACGGGTCTTATCCAACTCCAGTTGCAGCGACTCAATGGCCTCCAGGTCACCTATCGGATAGAAAAAATCGGGAACATCGTAGTTGCGGAGCATCACGAACGGCTGCCCGTAGGCATACGGCATCGGCAACGGATTGATGAGAAACTCGTCGGTTGTCTCCCCCCACACCGACATCGTGTTGGAACGGATGTCGTAAAACTCCCAGATCGTCACCCGTTCCTCGTCAAACAGGTACTCCCTGTTGTCAAGATACTGGGCGGCATACATCGGGTTCACGCCACCGTCAGCCGTCAACTGCTTCCGCACCGAAGGCCGATACCGCCTATCGTTCTGCGCCTCCTCCAAGGGGCGCACAATCTTCTGAGCAATCCAGGTGAGGTCATCCATGCAGGTCGCCTCAGGGTCGACATAAACATCGAACGGGGAAACACGTTCCACGAACGGCTGATCCTCCACCACCATCATCGCCGTCTGAGGAACATTCGCAGCCATCTCGTCGTCAGTGGGGAGACCGCCAGCCAAAGCCGGCGCCTCAGCAGCAAACGCATCCACCTCCGAAATGGCCTGATTCAACATTTCCTGCTGCTCAACATCCGACAGCGACGTTTCCTGCTCAACGAACTTCCAACCAACCTTGATCCAGCCATGGCCGAAAATCAGGAAATCCTTCACAGAGCGACGGAACGGAGTGCGAAAATCGTGATGCCGCCACATATGGTTCACAACCGCCTCCACAAACGCGGCCCTGTCACCATTCTGAGGCTCATTGGCGGAAACAACAATCTTCGGATGGTTCACCGACACCGACGGAGCGATCACATTCACCGTCGAAAACGACAGATTCACAGCGATCAAATCACGTTCCGCCGACGTAGTCCCAGGCCAATGCCGGCCACGATACAAATCGTTCAACCGCCGCCAGGTCTCGTCGAGACCCTCCTGGTCGCGCCAACGACGCGCACGATCAATGCGCTCCCGATACTGATCCAAAGTCTCACTACGAGTCTTACGAGGCATCAGAACATCGCCCTATCAGGCAACCTTTCAATATTGCGGCCCTGAGACACCGCCTCCTGATACCGCTTGTCCCCCAACTCGCGGCGAGACAAATGCTGCTCGTCGGCAGGCAACTGGGAACGGTAACCCGACTTCGTGTCAACACGCAGAGTCAGGAGCTTCTGACGCCACTCCCACAGGTTCGAAAGTTCATCCGAACCCACAGGCCCCCGAACAGATTCCGTATATGAAACGAAATCGTCGAACGTGGCATCAGGTGGCAGAACCGCCACCGCTACGGCTGCTTAGAAGCAGGCTCAACCTTGCCGACAATGCCATGCTGGTTGACCGGCGTTTCACGCACACTGATCTCCCCGTAGCCGCCCGTCTGGTTGTTCACCTTGGGTGAATCAAACCGCTGCTTGGGTGAACTGGGGCCACCAGGCTCCCAAATCGGGTTCGCCACGACAGAACCGCCGCGCTCCATCTTGTTGTTCTGACCCTTCGAGCCATCAACCGTCGTCGACGCTGAAGTGTGCGAAACAAACCTTGCCATCTGATACTCCTCGTATATGGTCCCTACTTAGACAAATACGGTGTCCCACGCACCGTCGTCCCACCGATCCTCAAATCGCCCCCCACGGCACCAGAACGATCCGCCAAACGAGCAAACCAGTCCACAGTCCAGTAATCATCGACCTTCTGCACAAACTCAGGCGCATACGCATACTTTCGCATCTGATTCGCCAAAGCCAAAGCGATCACACGATCATCGTAAGGCGACCCCGACATCGACCCCCGCTCATTGCGGACAAACGTCCGCAACTCCGCAATCGTATGCCGGTCATAAATCGTCAACTCGCCGTTCCGCAACGCCATCCCCAAATCGTCAATCATCAACGGCTTCGTAGTACGAGTCGTCTTCCACCCAAACTCCTGAGACACCTTAGAAGTCGCCTGGTTCAACGAACGACGCCGAAACAGATTCGGATACCCCAACTGGCGCAACATCGTGATCGTCGTCAACCCATGATTATTGGCCTCCACGCAACACAAAGCATCCCGATACCACAAACCCAGAGACAACACCTCGTCAGCCAACGCATCAGGCGGAATGTGCCCATGCCACGCAGCAACCAGCTCCCCAGTGTTCAAATCCAAAACATGGGCGCACGAATAATCGCCATGACCCAGGCCCT